AGGCTATTCACCTGTTGTTCGAGCCCTGCCAGCGTCGAGCGCGCAGCCTCTGCCGGGTCCGAGATCGCCTTCAAGGACGAGCCGACACCGCCCGCCGCATTGGATGCCGCGTCGAACGTCCGATAGCCGTTGGCCGCCATCTTCGCGGCATCCGCGAGCTTCTGGAAGTTTGCGAGGTCGCGAGCCGCCTTCTGATCGAACGCCTGATTCATGGCGAGCGCTTCTTCCTGCGCATCGGCCAGATTGAGCGTGTCAGCGAACAGCTTCACATACTCCGCGTCCTGCACCATCTGACGGGCGGCCTGATGCTGGCGCTCGAATGCGGCGGCCTGATCCTGCTCGGCTTTGACCGACCGCTCTGACGCCACGGCGGCCTGCGCATCTGCCGCCTCGCGCTGCTTCGTCGCCTCTGCAACCGCGCGCTCTGCCTGCTCGCGCTCTTCCAGTGCGGTCGTCAGGTCGCGGACATACTGACCGCCTTGCTGCTCCTTCAGCATCTGCTGATACTGCTGCTCAAATGCTGCGGCCTCACGCGTTGCGGCGGCTTCTGCCTCGCGCGCCTGCGCTTGCAGCTTCTCGACTTCAGCCTGTTCCTGCGCTGCCTGCTTCGCGGCTCGAAGGTTCGTCGCGTACGCCTCGACCGACTGCGATGCGGCGGCCATCGACACGCCGACCTGTTGCGCGGTCGTTAGAAGTAACTTCTGAGCCTGATCGAGTTCGTTCGTGTAGATGCCTGCCGCAGCCAGCTTCTCGGTCGTCGCGGCGAGGGTGTTTTCCTGTTTCGCGACCGCCGTCTCGGCCTTGTTCATCGACTGCTCAAGCCGGTCGAGCGCTGTCTGCTGCGCCTTCGTGACGCCCTCGACCGATGCGAGTTCGTTCTTGAACAGGGTGTACGCGCTCGCCGTGGCGTTCGCTTTGGTCTGAAGCTTGTCGAGTTGGTCTGCCTGCTTCTGGTACTGATCTAGCAGGGCTTGCTGACCGATGAGCGCGTCACCGGCCTTCTTGAGTTCGTTCAGCGACGCCTTAAGCTGGTCAATCGCGCCGTCCCCACTCGCGGCGGCGTCGATCTGCTTCTTCAGCGCATCGGTGACGTTGTTGATGTTTCCTGCGACGGACGCCAGCGTTGACTTGCTTTGGTCCGTCGCGCGGATGAGTAGTTCTACGTCTTTGCGGTCAGTCATCGTAGTCGAGCCTCTTGAGCAATTTGCGGAGCATTCTACCCCCCGCCTTGCTGTCGAGGACCGACGCGGCTACAGCTTGGAGTACGACTGCTTCCAGCTTCACCTTACTATTGACTCGCCGTCTAGCTAGTCTCGCCTCAGACCACAGGTGAGCAAGAACGTAGCTTGCGGCGTCTGGATGCCCCTCAGACAACAGGAGCGATACATCGGCTCTCAGGCCGTGGTAATACCGGATCAGCTTGCTTTCAGCACTTCGGCGCGCTTGAGAATCGCTTGCGTCAGTTCGGCCGGGACCTTGACGCCGATCCCGCTCATCATCGACATCAGGGTCCCGAGGAAGTTTTTTACGCCGCCTACCTCTTCGAAGGTCAGCTTCAGCACCGCGACAAGCGCGAGAGCCTGAGTCGGGAACGGAAGCGTACGTGCCTGTTCGGCGGTCGCTTCGTCGTCTCCTGATGCCATGCAGATGATCTCGCCCGCGAGCAGCGGAGCATCCGTGAGCAGGTTCAAGATCAGCGTATCGCCAATGCCATCCTTACCGGTCGTCGCCTCGGCAGCAGCCTTCTCGTACATCGAGAAAATCAGTTCCATGTCGGCCTGATGTCTGCGAAGCAGCGCGGCGATATCGACGAGCGACAGGCCGCGAACTTCAAAGTGCCCCTGCTTGCCGAGCGGAACCTTCGCGGTTTCGGGAGTGTAGTTTGAGAGTTTCATTTTGGAAGTTCCTTCCAATAGTTATTAAAAAGGCCGCCGAACAGTGAAGCTCGACGGCCCGTCAATCTACTACAGATTCAGCTTAGCGCTGCGTTGCGACGTAGCGCGGCTGCGTACCGAGCTTGAGCACGCTTGCCGCCCACGTAGCTTGCTGCCACGTATCCGCGATCAGGTCGAGGTTGCCGCTGGCCGAAAGCTGAACGTACGGCCAGAAGAAATCCTTGTTCGAGCCGACCGGGTTATCGGACATGAAGCGCAGCGAGCCGAAGACCTGAATGCCCTGGTCGATGACGAAGATGCGCTTGCCGTTGCCCGCTGTCCAGCCAATCGTGAGAACGTCATCTGGCATGATGTCCGTAGCGTCGGACTCGATGTAAATCCGGCCGCCCGCGAGGTCGATCTCGTAGTTGCCAGCAGCAGCGACCGCGACTGCCGCCTTCATTACCGTCACGGCGGTAACGTCGCGAAGACCTTGCGGATGGTCGGCGTCCACGCCCATCTGGAAGTACGCGCCGAGCACTGCATTCCAGTCCTGCGTAACCGGCGTAGCCGATGCAGTCGTCTCCGTGTCCTGCACACCGAGGAACCACAGCGCGAGGTTCGCAACGTTCATGTTGTCGGATGCGAATGTGATCGTGTGGTCGTTTTGCAGCGTAACCGTCCGATCCTTCACCTTCAGACCGGACTGACTCGAATAGTGGTCGAGTTGGGTGTTCTGCTGAGCAAGCTGAACGCTCGGAACGTTGCCGAAGAACTTCTCGGCCGTACCGGTCGTCGTGCCGGTCAGGAACTGATTGAAGAACAGTCGGCCACGGCCGACGACGAGATCGTCAATGTTCTGATCCATATACGCCTCTCAAGGTTGATGAAGTAAAACGACTTACTCGACCGTAACGTATGGCTGAGTGTTGTCGGTTTGAAATACCGCCCTCAAGGGCAGGTAGAAAAACGCCGTCGATGATACCTGATTGTCGGGCGGCCGGACCACTGAAGGGCCGATAAGTAGATCGGTTATGACGCCGCCGAGCCGGAACGCGACCGGATCGACGCCGAGGCCGGTACGTGGGTTCATCTGGATAACGCTCACCAGACGCTCCTGAACAGCAGCGCAGAGGAAGTACGCCGGGTCGGTCGGATTGGCCGTATCGTTCTGCGCGAAGCCTTGCAGAAGGATGTCCCACGTCTCGCTATATGCGTACTTGCCTGAGCCCGCGAAAACGCCGCTATCAGGGCGTCCACTTTCGAGGATCGACAGCATAGGCAGCGGCGAGCTATCGGGGGCGTAGACCGTCTTGCCGCGAAACACCGAGGCCGACAGGTCGTACGCGTAGCCGTTCGCTGGCGTGATGCCCTGAAGGTGCGTCGTCAGCCGCTTCAGGATCGCAAGCCGACGCGGTAGCTGGTTAGCTGTTGGAATTGTCATCAGTCGCTCAGTCGAGTGAACTGCCGCAGGAACTCTGCGCCTACGTCATCCGCGATGTCCCCGCCAACTTCGTCGATGACTCCACGGAAAACCTGATTCACAGAAGGCCCATACAGCAGGAAGACGTTCGGGAAGAGTTGATACGCAGTGCCGTTATGGCGATTGCGGACCGACTCACCGGGCTTCACGCGGATCGCGAGGCCCATGTTGTACTGCGTCTCTGTCAACTGCGCGCCTTGTCGCAGCTTCACGAGAAACGCGTTCTTCATGTCGATACTTTGCCCTGGCTTCACCTGAACCGATACACCGCCCATCCGGGCCGTCTGCTGCGTCTGGCCGGGGTTCATGAAGCGGGCGAGGCTGGTAGGCCGGAACCGGCCGGTGATGACTGCCTCAAGATTCTCATCGGTCGCGCGCTGCGTGACGCTAAGGCGGTCGTTCTGAGTGAGGTAGTTGGTCGGGAAGGCGACTTGATCGTAGATCGCGTTAGAGATGCGCTTCATCCCTGACCGCGTTGCTACCTGATTGATCGCGAGGCGGGCCGCCTGCCGTGCTACGCCGGGTAGCCGGTCGATGTAGTCCGACAGGTTAGCCAGCGCATCGGCAGTTACGGTTACGCTCATCGGATTCTCACGACGACCCAAATCTCTTCGATGGGTCCGTTAGGTGGCTCTTTCACGTCAAGCTGAAACTTATCGCCTGCCGCGTTGAGGGTGACGATACTGTTGCTCGACAGAACGATGCCCTTGGAAGTTAGTTCCGGCCGGTTAAAAATCAGCCGGTCGATCCCCTCGACGGTTTGCGCCCATCCGGCGTTTTCGAGGTTCCCGAACCGGTTGATCTTGTCGTGCCAGCGAACGGTGATATCCAACGGCTCGTCGCC